GTCTATGGTAATGATGGGGAGAGAATAATGTCGTTTATTACTAATGCAATTGGTGGTTTGGTTGGAGATTTGACAGGGGCTAATCAACAGGCTCAAGCTGCCCAATCCGCTGCCCAAACTCAGGCAAATGCAGCAAATTATGCTGCCGACCTACAAAATCAGCAATTTCAGACAAATCAGCAGAATATGTCTCCTTACATGGGACTTGGTACTGCCGCAATGCCTCAACTTATGAACCTTTTAGGGGTTGGCCCACAAGGTAGCGCAGGGATACAAACTGCACTACAAAACGTACCAGGCTATCAATTTACCCTAAATCAAGGACTTCAACAATTACAGAATCAACAATCTGCGACTGGTCAGAATTTATCTGGGGCGCAACAAAAAGGGTTGCAACAATACACAACCGGATTGGCTCAAAGCAATTATCAGAATTACCTTAATAACTACATGAACAGTGTAGGAATGGGACAAAACGCTGCTGCCGGACTTGGCACAATGGGTATGCAAAACGCACAAANCGTAGGNAATACTNTNATGGGTGGAGCAAATGCAACCGCAGCAGGACAAGTTGCAGCAGGAAATGCTCAATCAAATGCGGTAAATGGCTTGATGCAATTAGGATTAGGTGGAGCAGGAATTTATTCTCTTGGTGCTAAATCGGGAATGAATACCGCATTATCAAATGCAGGGTCTAAGTTATGGTCTGGATTAACTGGTTTAGGGGGCGCAGGAGGTGCTGCAACAGACGCATCTGTTTATGGTATGAGTCCTGATATAGCTGCATTAATCGGTTTAGTTTAAGGATAAAAATATGCCAATAGATGCCTCAATAATCCCTACAAAACAAAACATTCCCGATTTCGGTGGGTTTGTGAATAATCTTATGAACTTGCAAAAGAACAATATTGCGGTTCAACAAGGCGATCTTCAACTTCAGCAACTTCAACAAGAGATTGCGTTAAATAAAGCATCTTCCAAAGCTATCCAACAAAACACGGACGAAAACGGAAATGTAAATATCCCTGGTGTTATTAGTATGCTTTCCAAGTCTCCAGAGGCAGCGACTAATTTAGCACCAACAATTACTTCTTTACTTGGTCAACAAGGAACTCAACAAGAAAATATCAGCAAAAAACTAGGAAATTTGGTTCAAAAGAACACTATTTCTGGTCAGCGTTTGGGTGGATTAGTTGAAAAAATTAAAAAAGGTGGAACAGTCACACCTGAAGAACACGCAAAAGAAATGGCTAATTTAATTGCTGAAGGTGTATTAACTCCAGATGAGGCTCTTTTACATTTAAGAATGGCTCCTACTCCAACAGGAGACAAAAAGAAAGATCAAGATGCTTATCATAATTTTATTGAACAAGAATTATTTGCAACTCAAACTAATTCAGATCAAATAAACAAAATACTTGGTACTTTACAACCTGGCGCAAATGGACAACCTCCGTCTGTTTACAACGCACTTACACAGACTTTAAACCCTGTACAGTTTGCTAATCCTAATCAACCACAACAACAGACCAACTTAGCTCCTGGCGCACCTGGTACACCTTCTGGACAGTTTCCTAGCGCACCTCCACAAACTCAAGACCCAGTGGCATCTCAATTGATGTTCCCTGTTCGTCAACCTGGAACTAATTACGCACCATTGCCAAATGAGGATACAAAGACTCAAGAAGGCGGTCAATACGTCAGTAGTTTAATTGACAGAAAGAAAAACCTTGTCACAGACCGTAGAAACTTGGATGAAATGCTCAAACAAGTTGAAAAGGTCAAAGAGGAAACAATGCGGATTCCAGGCGGTGATTTGCCTGTAGTTGGTGGTGCAGTCAATCTTGCAAATAAAGGAATTCGATACGCAAGTAGCATGGTTGCAGATCCAAAGTATCAGCAATTGTCAAAAGACATTGCAAATATGCAGATATCCAATCTAAAAGCTGCCGGTGGTTCAATGGATACGGTTGCAGGACAGGCTTTACAGGCTCANGCAAACGGAAGTGAAGTCTATGATCCAGATGTNCTCTTAAACATTGGAAGACGAGCAAAATCAGACATGAAGAATCTTGATCTTCAGACGGACGCAGCAACCAAGTTTATTAAGCGTTATGGCGCAAATAACATGGACACATTTAAGAAGATCTGGGGTGATAACGCAGACAGTAAATTATTTGAAATGATGAATCATCACGAAGATAAGACAATGACGGATGAGCAGAAAAAGCAGAAACGTGATGAATTAGCTGGTATAACTCCTGGAATGTCTGCTGAGAAAAAGAAAGAACTATTAAAAGAATTCAAAGACAAGCACGAAGTTATTCAAAAATTAGTTAACACAGGCGGTCTGTAATGGGAACATTTGCTGATTTTCTTGATGACGTTGAGACTGAAAAGCCTCAATCTAAAAATGTTCCTGCACCGATCAGGAATAACAATCCAGGCGCACTCATGCCTGGTGGAAAGTTGGCACAGTACAAAACTCCAGAGGAAGGACTTGCAGCACTTGATAAGAACTTAGCAAGTTACGGAAAAAAAGGTGTAAGCACTTTAGCGGATGTAATCTTTAAATGGGCACCTCCTAGTGAGAACGACACAAATGCTTATATTGCTCACGTTGCAAAAGTTGCAGGACTTGATCCAAATCAAAAGATTGATTTAAGCAACCCTTTAATTCGTCATCAAATATCTGCCGGAATTGTTCAGCATGAGAATGGAACTAAAGCCATTTATCAACCGTCTGCACAAGTCAAATCAACTCCCTCAGACTTTGCCAGTTTCTTAGAAGATGTAGGAGAAACACCAAGTCAAGCTAAATCTGTAGCTCCAGTTGTCCAACAAGCCCCTCAAGTAACTCAGACTGCGCCAGTCGTTCAAGATCCTGCAAGACAGATGAACGCAGGGGAAAAGATGTATCAAAACAGAATCAATGCCTTAAAAGACTTAGGTATTGGTCTTTCATCATTGGCAGACGTAACAGTTGGTAATATTTTGCCTGGAATTGCTGGGCCAATAACATACAACGTAGCTAGAGCGTTGCAACAAAACGATCAACAAGCACAAGCAACATCGGCTAAAGTTACTGGTGCTCTTGAAAAACCTTTTGGTAAGACTTTTGGAGTTACCGAAACTCCTGCTTATAAGAATGAATTGTCTCAAAATGCTCTAAACTTTATTGGTGAGAATATCAATAAAGGGGCGCAGTATATATCCGANAAGACAGGAATTCCAACTGGGGACGTTCAAAGTTACATTAATTCTTTGACTTTNGCAGCCGGTAANCCTGTAGGTCAAGCAATNGGTAAAGTTGGAGGTGCAGCATTAAATCAAGGTGCTAAGTTAGCCCAAGAGTTTAAAGAGGTTACAACTCCTCCAATGAAAACTGAAATTGCCCAACCTAGCGAGGTAATGGCAGGATCAACAGGCGCAGCAAAAGCACAAAACAATCCATTTGCCGGTGAAATTACAGGCGAAGAAAAGGCTAATAGAGAATTATTCCCTGCTTACAAACTTTCAAAATCTCCTAAAGATGCTTCAGTTCGTGAGCAAAATATTAGATCTGAAGTGGCAAGTACGATTAATCCTAACGGTAGAGTTCGTGAAGGTGTAATTACTGGAAACGAAAATACTTTAAGAAACGAGCATCAAGAAGCTAAAAACCCAGATCGAACACCAAAAGGTGAATTGTTAAGGCAACAAATTGCTGAAGAACAAAATGCTTTGTCTGATTTTGCTCAAAAGCGGATCGAAGCTACTGGGGCATCTCCTAGTCTTACCAATGACGAACAAAGAGGCATGAAAATCAATGATGTTTTTTACGGAAAACATGAAATTGGTGCGGAAGAACCTACAAGCCTTAAAGGATTTTTACAAGAGGCTAAACAAACAATATTTAAAGATGCAAAAGATAAGATTGGAGATACTCCAATTGAAACAAATCATGTTGATACTTTGCTAAAAAATCCACAATGGAACGCTTCTTTAAAATTACATGGAACTACTGAAGTTGCTCAAGGCGCTGCCGAACTTATTAAACTTGCAAAAGAAGTAGGATTTGCTGATAAATTTGGGAATGTATATCCTCCTGGATCTGTTTCTGCCTTTGACGCAGTTAGAAAACGTATAAATGCCTCATGGACACATGAGAAAGCAAGCACAATTTCAGACATTAATTCAGCTATTGATCGTGATATTGCCGAAGTTGCAGATCCAAAGTTATATAAACTTGGTGACAGAATCCATCAAGCCGAACAACACATTTATGAAGCTGAAGGTCTTAAAAAGTTATTTGGTGAAACTGATCAAAATGGTATTGTTAAGTCAACAACTCCAAACGAAAAGATACCTAGTAAATTAAACAATTTACGCAAAGATCAATGGAGGCATGTTAGAGGAACATTGGAAGATTTGTCCAAAGGTATAGTTAGAGGTGCACCTGAAGGTCTACCTCCAGTGCCTGAGAGTTTACGCAAATCTGCCAAGTCTGCACTTGCTGAAATAGATGGTGCTTTAGCTCGTGAAGTATATAATGCAGGAGGGGGAAGGGCAGGAGTTTGGAATCAAAACGATGTAAACAAAATGCTTAACTCAGTCGTTGGAGAAAAGATTGCTGAAACATTTAGTCCTAGTGAAGTTAGAAACTATCATGTTTTAAATGTTGGTGGTCACATCATGCCTGGGATTCATGGGTATGAAGGAGGAGCAGCTCAAGCGCAACGAATTGAAATGCTTGCAAGTCATGCACCGAAGATTGGCGCAGCAGTAGGCACTACAGTTGGAGGCGTAATTAGCGGTGGAAATCCTTATGTTGCTGCTGCCGGTGGTTATGTTGGTAAAAATTTGGGTACGTCTTTTCGTGAAAGTTCGCTTCAAAATGCTTTAAATAAAGCAGCGACTGAAACAGAAAAGAACATGCAAAAAAATGCTAAACGTCCTAGCATACTGAACCTCAGAGAGAACAAAAAGGATTGATATATGAGTGGAATAATCCCAAACGGTAGGCAACAATTCTTTAATTCCAATGGTGGCCCATTGGCAGGGGGATTTGTCTATTACTACATCCCAGGCACAACAACATTCAAAAANACCTATCAGGATGATACTTTAACNACTCTCAACACCAATCCTATTGTTCTCGATGGAATTGGNAGTTGNCAGGCTTACGGTTCAGGCTCTTACCGTCAGCAAGTCTATGATGTGAATATGAATCTGATNTGGGATGTTCAGACAGATGCGCCCCAATCTTTCTCATTTTCTGATTACACGATATCGGAATCTAACAGTAAGCTATTTTTCTATTTCCAAGGCACTCCGATAGCTTCCTTGGATCAGTANGGAAACTGGAAGACTCTTGGATCTGTATATAGTGCAACAACCCCATAAGGAACGAACATGGCAGGAACAANAATCGGGGCAAATGGCATATTACTGAGNAACTGGACAACGTCTACAAGACCAACCAGTCCGGTNCTNGGTCAGATGGGATACAACTCTACTTTATACAACGTAGAGACTTGGAACGGTTCAGGATGGACTTTAGGCGGTGGATCGGCAACCGGTGGTGGTACGGATACAGTATTTGTAATAAATAGTCAAACTATTACTACATCTTATACAATACCAACAGGAAAGAGCGCAAGCAGTACTGGCCCGATCACAATCAATTCTGGCGCAACAATAACAATTCCTAGCGGTAGTCGTTGGGTAATTTTATAAGGATTAATTATGAGTTATGGATCAGGTTTAATGGATGTAGTTCAGTCAAGTACGACTGGCACACCTACACAATTTAATGATGGATCGGGTACACAAGTTGGTACGCTTTGCAGGGCTTGGGTAAATTTTGGTTATGTATCTAGTGCTATAACAGTTCGTGCTAGTTTTAATGTTAGTTCAGTTGTTAGAAATGGAACTGGAGATTACACAATTAATTTGACCAATGCTTTAATTGATGCAAATTATGCTGCAATTTTTACAACCGCAGTTGGAGCAGGATCTTCAAGTGCATTTGTAGCTCAACAGAATTTAAGTAGAACACAAACATCTTCTGCGACTAATTTTTTAATTACATATACTGGAATTGGACAATTAGATCAAACTTATTGTACGGCTTCAATTTTCCGTTAAAGGCTAACAATGACAAAAATAAAAATATTTTTATTAAAAGTCTTCAGATAAGGATAAAACAAAATGAATATTATAAATGCCGTATCTGGAACAGGAATAACACAGACTGCCGATGGTTCAGGATTAATCAAAGTCCAATCAAACGGGGTTACGACTAATGCTTTGGCTTGGGTTCAGTTTGCCGGTTCTACTGGAACTATTGCATCTTCTTACAATGTTTCTTCAGTTACAAGAAACGGAACAGGGGATTACAGTGTAACAATGACAAATGCAACAAACGATATAAATTATTCTTGTATTGCATCAACAAGCGCAAGTCCAGCTCCATCAAGACAAATTGTTCAAGTATTTACAAGCAGTACAGGTGTAACAATAACTGCTCCAACAACTACAGTATTTAGATTAAATACTACAAATGGTGCAACAGGTACAAACTATGATTCAACTTATGTTTGTGCAGCAATCTTTGGAAACTAAAAGGAATAAAAAATGTCACAAGTAATCGTATATACAAACACAAGCGGAAATGTTTCGGTCTGCGTCCCTACTGGCGAACTACCCATTGAAACCGTCTTAACTAAAGATGCTCCTGCCGGTGCGGTAATCGTTGATGATTCAACACTACCCCAAGGCGATGATGCTTTATTCTTTAACGCATGGACACTAAGCGGAACAACTG